TCAGACTTCTGCTTATTGTGAAATGTTTGAAGAACAACATGGCATATCGATAGATCAGATTGTTATATTGATTGTGACCGAAGAAGGTGGCACACAAACTTTTGTTAAGAATAAGAAAGACTACTTACCCCTATTAAAACCAGCGATAGAGGAGTTTCATAAGAAATTTAAAGAGAATGAAAAAACTAATTAAAACAATATGTGGATTATTTTTTATATTATGTTTATCTAGTGAATCATATGCAGGACCAGAGGATCTATCAATGTATCCTTGGGAACTACAACAAATGCCAATATCATGTGGACCATTAGCAGATGTTAATAAGGCTTTAGAAAAAGCAGGTTATGTACAGATAGAGATTGCATATGGTAGAATATCAGCATTACCAACAGGTGAGATTGCTTATGCTGTGATAACTTATGCGTCAACAGATGTAGAAGGACATATGATAAGAACAATGGAAACACCTGCTCAACAAGAGAAGTGTATAGTAAATTTGCTATTTGATTATAGAGTAGTGACGCCAAAAGAATTGACGAATTAATTGTTGATAAGAAGACAATAACTTTTAGGGACCTGGGTGCAATACCCAGCCACTCCACCATTCAAACAATGAAATTTGAGGGGTGGAAATAGGATCGACCATCAGGTAAAACTTCTAGGAGATTGATCGCTAACACCGTACTGTTATTTAAATGCTAACTTAAATAGTTTTGCATTAGCAGCTTAGTCTGCTAGGGGTTTGCCTGTACCTCGCAACAGAAACAGGCGCTTGACAAATAGCAAAGAATGTAGTATAATATAAGATATGACAGATACAATATTAACACCTAATAAGTTTGCTTTAATTGTAGAAAATATAGTTAAAGATAAGAAAATTAGCTACATAGACGCAATTTTAGACTATTGTACTGATAACGAGATTGATCCTGCAAATGCTAGATCAATGATAAACAAAACATTAAAAGAAAAAATTGCATACGAGGCACAGAATCTTAATATGTTGAAGGAGAAGGTAGCAAAACTACCATTTTAAATTATGAATGAAAAAATACAAACAATAATACCTCATGTAAATTTTAGAGTAAGAGAACTAGGCGAGTGGGTAGATACAAATACAGATACCTATTTCAAAGATAAGAAAGTATTACTATTTTCTTTACCAGGTGCTTTCACACCGACTTGTTCAAACGAACAACTACCAGGTTTTGATAAACAGGCAGCCGCTTTCAAAGAATATGGCATAGATGAAATTTATTGTATGTCAGTAAATGATTCTTTTGTTATGAATGCTTGGGCAACAGATCAAAAGTTAGAGAATGTTAAAATGATTCCTGATGGTAATGGTGAGTTCACAAAAGGTATGCAAATGTTAGTACAGAAACAAAACTTAGGTTTCGGTCAGAGATCATGGAGATATGCTATGATTGTGAATGATGGTGACATAGAAGTGATGTTTGTAGAATTTGGTAAAACAGATGATTCAGCAGGAGACCCTTATGGCGAATCTTCACCTGAAAGTGTGTTAAAATATCTAAAGGACTTTAAAGGATAATAGTGAATGGTTTTGAAGTATATAAAAAATATCTTGCGATCAAGCTTCATTTCACAAGTAAGAACCAGAGTTATGACTTCCATAAACACGCTGGGCGAACAACAGCAAGGTTGGATACATTTACTAAAAGACGGGATAGGTATTTTTTTCACAAGCTTAGTAGAGCTTATAGCGATACTGATATTATTAATTATTTTATCAGTAATTTTGTTTCTAATACTAATCTCTGGATTGGGGATATTATTGGCAGATCAGGTGATGATAACTATAAAACGTGGTCAAAAAAAATAGAGGCACTACATTATTATTATGAACAAGATATAGATTATATACTCGGCAAGATTACGAAGAAGATAAGTTTTGATGATCTGTTTACCTCTAAGAAAGGTCAACACCCACCGATACTTAAATTTGTATTGGCAAAGAAGATTAACTTTGAAACACTTTTAATATTAGATGACATATTAAGGTTTTCAAAAAGACTAAACAAAGACATAGGTGAAAAAGTATTATGGCCTAAACTGTGTGATAGAATGATAAGATACAGACCGTTTGTACCATACAACATAACAAAGTATAAGATGACACTAAAAAAGAAAATAAAGGATATATAATGCCAGAACTTGAATTTAATTGTTTTGTATGTAAAAAACCATCTATATTTGATAAAGAAATAACTTATGTTGGCAACCTAGGATCAACACCGGTTCAACTTTGTATTCCTTGTTCTAAACATAATGATAATATGGTGTTAAAAACTATGTACGATAGAAATTTAGAATCTGAATTAAAAAATCAATTAGATAAAATGATAAATCGAGGTGAAAATAATTCTAATGTTGGATCATTTGTTTCTCGTTGTAATTTTAGATATAAACATGATAGACAAAATCCATTTTGCAATCACCCACTTGATTATGTTTCAACTATTAATTTAACTGAACAGTATCAATTATTAGATGACTTCATTAAACCTATAACAGATTTTTTAAAAGATAATACTTCTCCCCCTAAACAACAAGGTCTTATATCAAATGGTTATCAAACTGAAGGCAATTTATTTGAAGATAAAACTATTGATACAAATGAGATTCAAAAAATTATTCATTTAGAGGTAGAGAAATATCGTGAGAAGTTTAAAGATAGTGAGGAAGGTTTTCTAAAGAACTGGCCAAAAGAATATACTCTTAATGGTTGGTTGATAAGTATGAAAAGTGGTGGTAAATTAAAACCTCATATGCATGAATATGGTTGGTTGAGTGGCAGTATCTATATAAATGTACCTGAGAAAGAAACAGTTGATAGTGGTAATCTTGTGGTGTGTATAGATGATACAGATAAAGCTGATAAAAAGAGTATAGATGTGGTGACTGGAAGTCTTTGTCTTTTCCCTGCCTCTCTACTTCACTACACAATACCATTTAAATCAGGTGAATTAGGTAATTCGTTTGAGTCAGATGAAGAGCGTATAGTTCTAGCATTTGATGTTAAACCAAAAACAAAGGAGATATAATGTCAAAAATGAGAATGTTTAAGTTTTGGAATGAAGCAGGTGACGAAAAAGAAAAAGAATCAATGAGTTTGAAGAAGGCGATTAAGTCTGTTCAAGGTGATTTCAAAGACAAATTTATTGGTGTTGAATATATTAGTAAAAGAGGTAAAAATATTATTGATTCTGTGAGAATACCTATCGGTAGAAGAATAAGACAAGCAATAATAACAGAAGCTAAAAAAATGGCTTCAAAAGCAAGAAAAGTATAAGGATAAAATATGAGTGATGAAAAACAAAACGCACTAGACGGAGAAATGGGTAAACCTAATCACGAAAAAGATCACGATCACGACAGGTCTTATGAGAATGAATCTACAAGAGATCATACCCCTATGGTGCAGATAACATTAAGAGAGTATGATAAGTTAAAAGAAAAACAACACTTTATTACCGATAAAGGCATGATTGATAACATAGATAACCTAGAAAGACTTGTGAGATCACTAAGAAAACATATAGTTAGAACAGAGGTATAATGAAGTTTGCAATTGTAGATGATAGAGGTCTAAATGACCTAGAAAGAGTTAATGATACCAAAGATAAACTCATTGCTAGTCTAAAACATGACAATAAATCACTTGCCAAACAGGTATCTGATCTATTAGAAGAAAAGAAGTTAAGAACGCTTGACAATAGCAATCAAATATGATATAATAGAACTATGAAAAATATAATGATAGCACTTTTAGTATTATGCTTTACCGCTACTGTGGGAAATACTAATGAGAATAATATAATTAACAAAATAACTACTCATATTTCTAATGAGGTTCAAAGTATAAAAGAATTTCAAAAGGCAAATTGGGAAAAAGGTAATATTCAAAATGCTAAGAATATAGCAATGATTAAATCTTGGTTTGTTAAGAATTAATCTTATAAATAATGAAGTGCGATTAATACAGCACATATACAAATATAATAATACAAAAACATACAAAGGAATATACAAATGACAAATACAAGTATCGCAGCGTTAAAACGCTCTAAATCAAACCTAGACACCTTAGTGTCAGAACTTTCAAAAGTTGCAGAACCTCAAAAACAAAAGAACTCATATGCCGATGATAGATTCTGGAAACCAGAACTAGATAAATCAGGTAATGGTTATGCTGTTTTTAGATTTCTACCAGCAATCAAAGGTGAAGACTTACCTTGGGCAAGACTATGGTCTCATGCCTTTCAAGGACCTGGTGGTTGGTTTATAGAAAATAGTTTAACAACTCTTAACAAAAAATGTCCTATTAGTGAATCTAACAGTTTACTATGGAATTCAGGTGTTGAAGCTGATAAAGAAATTGCAAGAAAAAGAAAAAGAAAACTTTCTTATGTTGCAAATATTCTAATTATCAATGACTCTAAACATCCTGAGAACGAAGGTCAAATTAAGTTGTTTAAATTCGGTAAGAAAATCTTTGATAAGATTACCGAAGCGATGAAGCCTGAGTTTGAAGATGAGAAACCTATTAACCCATTTGACTTTTGGGAAGGTGCTAACTTCAAATTGAAAATCAGAAAAGTTGATGGTTACTGGAACTATGATAAATCAGAATTTGATAGTCCTACACCAATCAAAGAGAATGATGAGGCAATCGAACAAGTTTGGGATAAACAATATGCCCTTAAACCATTTCTTGCTGCCGAAAACTTTAAATCATATGATGAGCTAAAAGCGAAACTAGATAAAGTTTTATTAGGCACAAGAAGTACTGGAACTGCTGAAGATGTGACGATCCCACCTGTCATAAATGTAGCACCAGTCAAAACAGAAACAGTTGATAATACATCTCCGACACCGATTACAGAAGATGATAGCGATGAAACGTTATCTTACTTTAGTAAGTTGGCAGAGGAAGAGTAAAATCTCTCCACCTGTTTCTTTAGAGGGTAGGCAATGCTAATCATGCTAAGTCCTACCCTCTATTCTTATAAATAAATACTATATTATGAAAGAAGTTGAGATATCAAATCATATAAAGGAGATAATTATATGGACGCTATAAGTAAAATAAAAGCATGGGCAAGTGCATTATCAGACGTAGGTGTTTCACTTATCGCTCTAGGTATTGTACTAGAAGTGTTATTCACAGGACAAGTTGTGCCGTTTTGGCCAGGTATTTCTGTGATCGGTAATGTTCAAGGTATTATCGCAGGATTTTCAAGTCAAGGACTTGTTGGTCTAGTTGCTATTTGGGTACTATACTCAATATATACCAAGAAATAATACAAACACGTTTTATCATAGAAAAAGGGGGCTTCGGCCCTCTTTTTTTTGGCATTATAGACAACGTTTATTATAAATATTACTGTATAAAGCGGAGAGAAAATGAAAAAATTATTAACAGTATTATCAGTTCTTACAATATATTCTAGTGTAAGTGCGTCTGAACTAACATTTGGTTTCAAAAGTCCATCATTTAATGGAGTTGGTCAATCATCACATTACTTGACAATTGAAAATATTGAAAAAACTAGAAAAGATGCTATTGTAGCAAAGAACAAAGCTAATGCTAAAGCACTTAAAGATGAAATTAATGGCACAGCAGTTGCTAAATTCAAAGCAAATTTAGAGGCAAGATTCTATACTGCTCTTGCAAAACAAATTACAGACAACGTATTCGGTGCTGATGGTCTTCAACAAGATTCAGGAACATTTACAGGTACAAATGGCGAAACGGTTGCATGGACTACTCCAGCACAGACAGGTAACGTTGTTGTAACCGTAACAGAAGCAGACGGAACTGTAACAACATTTACAATGCCTAAAGAGGATAACAGTTAATATGAATATTTCAAGTTTAAAAAACATAGCAATAATTTTATTGTTATCTATTTTTGTATCAGGTTGTTCATCTACAATGGCAAACAAAGGTTATATAAAAACACAATCAATCGCCTTTAAAGAATTAGAAACAATTACACAGCCAGAAGGTGCTCCGATTATCATAGCAGTTTATGACTTTGGTGATATGTCAGGTCAAAAGAAACCAGGTGGTAACTATGCTTCAATGTCAAGTGCCGTAACACAAGGATCATATCAAATACTAATTAAAGCATTACAAGACGCTGGTCAAGGTAAATGGTTCAGAGTAGTAGAAAGACATAGTTTGGCAAGTCTATTACAAGAAAGAAAACTAATTAGAACTACTAGACAAATATCAGATGGTGAAGAAGCAGAGTCATTACCTGCTTTACTATTTGCTGGTGCATATGTAACAGGTGGTATTGTAGGATATGATAGTGATATTCTATCAGGAGGTGCTGGTGCTAGAGTATTAGGTATAGGTGTAAGTAAACAATATAGACAAGATATTATTTCTATAATGTTAAGATTAATTAATGTACAAACAGGTGAAGTCATTATTTCTACAACAATTGAGAAAACAATTTACTCGTCAAGTACAAACGGTGATGTATTTAAGTACTTTGATGCTGATACAATGTTAGTAGAGATAGAAGCAGGATATTCTAAAAATGAACCAGTTACTTTTGCAGTAAGAAAAGCAATAGAAGCAGGTGTTGTATCTTTAATTAAAGAAGGTGCAGAATTAGATTTATGGAAGTTTGGGCCGACAGTAGAAGAAATGTCTTTAGAAGCAGAAGTAAAAATGACAGAAGAATTAAATAAAATGGATAAACAAACAAAAGAAAAACTTGATGCTAAAGAAGAAGAAAAAGAACTAGATAAACTAAAGAAATTAAATGATGAACTGTTAAAGGAGGAAAGTACAGATGAAAAAGATGATAAAGTTAGTGCTAATCCTAATTCTAACAACGTTCACGGTTAACACAGCAAACTCAGACAGTAGCGGAAATAATGCATACATTTTACTAGATGATAGTTCTGGTGCAGGTGCCGGAGAAACAGTTTACATAAAACAAGAAGGAACTGACAATTGGATTGGCAGTTGGACTAATAAACAATTTGAAATTACAGGCACAGGAAACACCGTTAATATCGTACAGATTGGATATACCAACGACTTTGAAGATTACTCCTCATTTGATTGTACTAATTGTACTTTAGATGTTAATGTTAAAGGTAGTAATAACGCTGTAGGAATAGACATGGACGACACCGGCGACTCAGGTTGGTGGATAGATATTGATATTAGAGGTGGTGATAACCGAGTTTTAGTCAGCGATACTCCTGATGGTAGTAACGTAGCAAATCAAAACTATGATATTGATATTGATGGTATTGATAATCAAATGGAGTTTCATGTTAGAAACGGTTCAGGTGGTGGTCACTACCTATATGCCTACATTTATGGTGATGATAATCATGTAGAGTACTACATGGGAGATGGTTCTGTAGGTAAGAATACAACAGCCAATGCAGCCATAGGTCCTTACGATTCAATCAGTCACTCTCAGGTAGCAAATAAAAGTTTAGCGTCAATTGATTTTTACATAATTGGATCTAGTAACAATATAAAAACAGAATCAAGAGGCGAAACTAATTACATGCTTATTGAATTATTTAATGGTTCTTCAAACAATGCAATTATACAATCTCCTGTTGGTTATAGTGCAGGCTTTGAAAAAGTAATGCAATTTGGTGATAACAATGAATTAGCGTTAAGATTAAACGGCAATAGTAATTTAATTGGTATATATCAACAAGGTAACAGTAACGTTATGAATTTGAATTATACCACTTCAAGTGCTACATTGTATGCTTCACAAACAGGTGGTCAAAACACAGCTAATATAACTGTAACTGGAGATAGTATTTACGATTATACATTAAACTTCACACAAGACGGTTCAGATACTTGTACATATTCTTTCAATAGAAATACACAATCAGCTGATGTAACAGCAACAGTAGCCAACAGTTGTTAAGATGAAAAAGTTTTTAACAATAGTATCAGCTCTGATACTTTTCACAACTCAAGCATTTGCCATTCCAGTAGTAGGTACCGTTTATCAAAAAATGGGTACAACATGGGTTGAACGTGATTCAAATAATATAACTATTCAAAATTCAGGTTTTGAATTATACATGGAAGACTTCTTACAAACAGGAGAAGACGGTGCCATGAATATTGAGTTTGTTGATGGTACAAAATTTACACTTTCTCCTAATAGTGAAGCAATCATTGATGAATTTGCTTTTGATACAAGCGTTGTGCCAATAGAAATTGCTATGGTTGTAGATATTAATGTAGGTTCGTTTACATATGAATCTGGTAGTATATCAAAAATGGGTGGTGAAGTAAAAATTAGTACACCATCAGCAACAGTCACAGTTCAAGGTACTGCTTTTTCAGGTAGAGTTGATGTAAATGGTAGAACAACTATTACATTGTTACCAGATAGTACAGGTAACGTAGGACAAGTTACAGTTAGAAACGAGGCAGGTGCAAGTACAATAACAAAAGCATACACAGCCGTTACAGTACTTTCAGATAATTTACGACCTTCTTTTCCAGACCCTCTATCTACTAACGAAAGAAAAGAATTGTTTGATTTAGATACAAACGAAGAATCAATTGAAGATAAAATAGACGATCAAAGAGATGGAAAAGAAAGAATAAAAAAACTAAAACAAATTGAACTACAAAGTAAAAAAAATAAAAAACCACTTGAACAAGTTGAAGAAGTCATAGAAGAACTAGAAACACAAGAAATTAAAGAAATTGAACTAGATACTTTTGATGTACAAGAAGAATCAAAAGACAACTCTATTGAAATGAAAGAAGAAAACTTTGATGTAGAAGTTACTGAAAAAGAAGCTGGTAATCTTGAACAAGATTTAATGACCGAAGAACTTACAATTGTTGAATCAACTTCAACAGAGTCAATTGTAATCGTTGAAGATTTTAAAATAGAATCAGAACCTCTAGTAAATACTACCGAAGTATCAGAGGATATTATTACAGATGATTCAGTTAATACAGAAGTTGATACATCATATTACGATCAATGGGACGACTCTGCCTACGACTCTGAATACGGATGGGTAGATGAGAATGACCAAGTAACTGTTTGGGATGCCAAAGGTGAAACTAAAATGAATTATGAAGATAGTAAAAAGATGTATGCAGAAATGGACAAAGCATATATGGATGCTATTGGTTGTGAAAATAATTGTGATTGGGAAAGTATTGATTGGGACAGTATTGATTGGGACAATGTTGATTGGGATTCTTTATCTCAACAACAAGACGCTACAATGTCAGCATATGGTTTAGATACTGATTGGAATCAATATAATGAAGAAAATAAAAATGATGAACTTGATGTTACAGATGATGTATTTGTTGAAATTGAAAAACTTGAAGGTGACGTAACAACTTCATATGAAGATGATATGGACAGTTTTAACAATGAAGATGATCTAAATAGTGATGATGATTTTGAAAATAACAATAACAATTACTATTCAGGAACAGGTCCTTACTTAATGACAGGTAAAGAGGATTGGTGTGATCCATCTTGGTGTACACAACAATACATTGATGAAACTAATGAATGGAATCAAATGGATTGGGATTTAAATACAAAATATGATTCATGGACAAAAGAATCTAAAAAGTTATTTAATAACTTACATATGAGTACACAATGGTATGGTGATACAACAGAAGCTCCGAAACCTTGGACAATATCAGCACTAAAAGATAAGTACATTAATGATTGGGGTTGGTCTGATTGGGATATCTTTTGGGATGCTTTTGATGAATGGCAACAACAAGGCGCATATGATAACTGGGAATCAGAATATGAAGAATTAAGTTTAGCAGATCAATATTCATTTGAAACAGATGAAATTGATGAGTGGGAAAAAGATTATATAGCAAACCTTCAAAATGAATCTGATTGTATATACTCTGGTTACTATTGGGATAAAAGTAATAGCATTTGTGGTACAGAATGGGTTGATAATACAGGTGTTACCACTAAAATAAAAGCAAGTGGTGAAATAATTAACTATGTTACAGGTGATATAACTCAAACGGTAACGACAGTAATAGACGGTGTATCATTTTCGGTAACAAATACAGGTAGATATTCAACTTATGAGAATACAGCAAATTTTTCAGTTCACTCTGGCTCTAACGGTTATAAAAGAATGGATAGAATATTTGACAATCATAGAACATATCTTACTACTAACTCTCTTGAAAATTTTGATATTATGGTAATACAAGGAACAGAAACTCAGGCTTTAGTAGCTGGATCTAATGGTGCTAAGGTTACAATAATACAGACTAAATAGTTATATGAATAAATTTACATCCACGTGGGCCGTGGTTGTGAGCGTGATTATATTATTAGGATTTAAAGTATATAATCCCTTGCCCCTACAAACCCTAGAGTTAAAAACATTTGATCTATACCAGAAGTATGGTAATCATTACGAGTCTAAAAGTCTTGTAATGTTAGATATATCAGATAAGGCATTGACGAAAGAAGGTCAATGGCCGTGGAAAAGAGATAAACTAGGTCGTGCAATAGTCAACGCATATAAAAACGGTGCGGCGTTAGTCTTTCTAAATGTAGTGTTTGTTCACAAAGATAGACTTGGTGGTGATGATATGTTTTTGAAGATGATCTCTAAGTACCCTATCATATTAACTGAAACAAGTCAAGCAAAAAATATAATCAGTATAAATCGAAAAGCATTAGCAGTAGGTAACGTAGAAGTACCTATTGATGTTGATGGTACAATACGAAAGTTACCGCTTGACAAATCTGTGCCAAGTGTTATACTAGACATCATAAAGTTTCCTATACCGAATCAAGATGAGATATGGATTGATTTTAGACATGATATACCTAGAATAGATTATGCAGACAAAGACTGGTCTTCTATGAAAGGCAAGATAGTTCTTATCGGTACAACCTTTCAAGGTTCTACTTTTGTTCTCACACCGAATGGTTTAAAAAATACACACGAGATCATGGCATTGTCAACAGAAACTTTGTTGTCAGGCAAGTTTATTACAAGACCTGAGTGGGCATTGTATGTAGAATTCGCAGTAATGATTATAGGCATGGCACTATTCATACTGTTGATACCTAGACTTGGCATACTCATGTCACTTGTGCCTTTCATACTATACAATGCTTTCATCATCTTGTCAAGCTTTTATTTGTTTAGTGTATATTTGTGCTTGACAAACTGGTCTTTTCCTGTTATAATAGGGTTCATAATATTCTTACATCTAATATACAATAACTTTATTAGAGAGAATAGATTGAAGTTGCAGATTAAGAAACAGTTTGAGCATTATCTTTCGCCTGATATGGTCAAGAAACTACAAGATGATCCTAGTCTATTAAAACTAGGTGGTGAAACGAGAGAGTTGACTTTTCTATTCTGTGATATCAGAGGATTCACACCTATATCAGAGAAGTATAAATCAGACCCACAAGGTTTGACTAGACTTATCAATTCATTTCTAACACCTATGTCGGATATTATATTAAGATCAGGTGGCACGATAGATAAGTACATGGGAGATTGTATCATGGCGTTCTGGAACGCACCGCTAGACTGTGCTGAACATCAAAAGAAGGCAATACTTGTCGCAAAAGATATGAGAGAAAAAATGAAGAAGTTAGACTTAGGTTTCAACATAGGTATCGGTATCAATAGTGGTACGGCTGTCGTAGGTAACATGGGAAGTGACCAGAGATTTGACTATTCTGTACTAGGTGACGCAGTTAATCTAGCAAGTAGATTAGAAGGTCAAAGTAAAGAGTTCAATACAACGATTGTGATAGGTGAAGACACATACAAAGACGCAAAAGAATTGCATAAAAGAATGTACAAATTAGGTAGTGTAACCGTTAAGGGTAAATCAAATAAGGTTAAGATATACTCAATTAAATGATATAAATAGTAGTATGGCAACAGTATTTGATAAGATATTAAACACTACAACAGGTCCTAAGTCATACGACTGGTACAAGAAAAAAGTAGCAGCAATGACAACACCTGGTGCCAGAAGTTTGATAAACAAAGGTAAGGCAACATTAAGACCTAAGTATGGTATTATGAATCTTTTTGGTTATGACCCTAAGCATAAAGATAGACTACCTTACTATGATACTTTTCCTTTGATACTACCTTTAGAACCAGCGAAAGGTGGTTTTATAGGATTAAACTTTCATTATCTACCGCCTCTTGCAAGAGTGGCGTTTTTAAGAAGTTTAGCAGGAAGTGCTTCAGATAATAAGTTTGATAAGAAAACAAGATATAATATTAACTGGAAAAATAATAGTTATATGAGAAAAACAGCAAAAAGATATTTGTTCAGTAATGTTAGAACATCATTCTTGAACATACCAGCAGATGAGATGGCGATTGCCATATTTCTACCTGTTGCAAGATTTAAAAAAGGAAGTCCGTACTAATGGCAATATTTAGAGCAGGTAAAAGATTAGGTCCGTTTGATATACGAGGTGGTATATCGAGAGGTGATCTTAAAGGAAGTGCCTATCACAAGACGGATAAAGATCCTAGATTTAAACAACAAGCCAATACCGAGAATACGATTGGTCGTTTTAGAGCGGCGATGGCGTCAGCAGAAGGTTATGCTAGACCATCAAGATTTGCAATAAGATTATTTCCACCTTCTATATTAGGTCCTACACTTGCAAGTAGGAATTCTACGGTAGAAAGAGAAGGAACAAAATTTGAACCTGCTCATGACTTTGATGAACCTACTAGAGGTAACAATTTAAATAGTATATCACAAAGTCTTGGTAGACAAGTTAATATACATTGTGATACAGTTTCATTACCTGGTGTAGATTTACAGACACAAGAGATACAGTATGGATCAGAACCTGGAATGAATATGGTTACAAGTCACGGATTTGCTGGTAATATAGTAGCTACTTTCTATGCAGATAAATATCTGAGAGAAAGACAGTTCTTTGAACATTGGCAGAAACTAGCAGTAGATACGACATCACATAAGGCAAACTATTATGATAACTACACAGGTAAAATGCACATATACCAATTAGGTGCAGATACCACAGAAAGTAGAGATATGCC